TAAAGTAATTCCATTATAAGCTAATATTCTATCGAAAGCCTCAAGTAATTCATCTTGCATAGGCTTAATAACCATGTTGTCAAACAAAATACTTGAGTTCTTAAGTTCATCAGCATTTGAACTAAAGCCAGTTGTTGAAGCAATACCAAATAAAAGTGGGCTTGTTACGTTATGCCCTAACATAATCTTACGTAAACACTCCTCACTTAAATACGAATAGTGTTCAGGTGCATCGTTTAATGGAATATCGTCTACAGTTGTTTTGCTTGTTTCACTTGCATTAAATGCGACAATAGTTCTTAGTCCTTTAGAACCCGTTAATTGTGCGTTTACTTTGCTTGTAATGATACTTTGTTGTTCTTCGGTAGGAATACCGTTGTTAAAGTTAATAACCTTTGTACCGCTAAAGCCGTGTTGAACTTCATTAATCAAATAGTCTGCTATTTCCTCCTCAAGTTTAGCGTAAGGAACAGCACCTTGATAATCAGGATAGGCGTAATACTTCATTCCTACCGTATAAGGCTTAATATAAAGTATTTCTATTTGCTCGTTTGAATACCCAAAAGCAGGTATTCTCTTAGGGGCGTATTTTTTTATGTCTTGCCAATTATCTGAATAGTAATAACCTTCTACTTCTCCGTCTTTATTGCACTTTTCAGCACGTAAAAGATTAACTGGCATATGATAAGCCTTAAGTATTTTTTTATGGTCTTTAGAGTAATGTATCTGAATAGCGCATTGCCCTAACATCTTTCTATCCACTACTAATTTACGAACGCAATCAGGGTGAAGTAAAGCCATCATTTGAGCATACTCATTTGGCTTTTTACTTGCATCTAACGCACTTAAACCACGTCCATAAACTAATCTACTTATATTGTTTATAATGGCGTTATTCGTCGTTGAATACGTGTATCTGTCAATTAAATATTGAAAGTAATTATTGTCCTCACCGAACTCAACCCAATTATCTCTTTTAGACTCTTGGATTAATGGCGTTTGGTAAGAACTTAAATTAATTACGTGTATATTGTTATCACTCATAAACTATAAAAGTATTTGCAGTTGTATTTGAAGTATATTGCCCGTTATTAACCGAAAAGGTAACTATCGGTTGGTCGGTGCAGAATATCCTATCTCTATAAACTATATTTGTTCCGTCTTTTACTACTAAATTGTAGAAATGGTTTTCAACTAATTCGAACTCTGCTTCTAACGTAGAATAATAATCTCCTTCCGTAAAAGTCCAACCTTCAATTAAAATAGTTTCATTCGTTTGGTCATCTGTAATTTCTACTATATCGAAATCAGCAGTACGTGGAATAAAGCTAAATGTTTGAGGGTCTAAAGTAGTAGTTAAAACTATCATACTTTATTAACTACTAAAGTCTAAAATTGTTACCTAAAACAGAAAACCCCACCACGTAGGTAGGGTTAACTTGTTGGTATGCTTGGAGAATTAAGAAGTTACAATGATAGCATTTGCTGAACCATCAGTAAAGATAGCTTGTAATCCAGCCTCATCAGCGCAGTCAATGAAGTAAGCAGGGCTTTTTTCCATTCCTGTGAATGTCAAGTTATACCCATTGAAGTCACCCATTGCAGTTCCAGTAGATACAGTTCCAGCAGTAACATCACACCCTTGGTCATAACCAGCTAAAAAGAATTGGTGGTCTCTTGTTTCAACAACGATTCTTGGTCGCCCGTAAGCTAACAATTTAACGTTCTTATGCGTTACAGCGTCTTGCTTCTTTAATTGAATAGTCAATACTTGCTCAAAGAAAGTAGTTCCGTTGTCTCTTGAAGTTTGGATAGTTTGCTCAAAACCATTTGCACCTTTCAATTCGTATTTGTAAAGTGAAATTTGTGTAGCAGTAATCCATTCAGTAATTTGGTCATCACCATCAAATGTTACACTTGATTGTAATGTATTCAAATCTCCGTAGTTAATAAAGTAAATGTTTAGAAGTCCTGAAATCGCATCTTTACAAGCTTCTAATCTTCCGTTTGCTATATCGCAGCTCATTTTATTATTTTTTTAATGTTAAACAAAAAAGGGTGGCGTTTATTTCACCACCCTCGTTATAATTGTTGTTTGATTAGATTCCGTAAGTTACAACGTCAGAAGCGAAACCATATTTAGCATCAGCTGTAAAACGCATGATAACTCTTACGTTTTGTGAACCGTCAAGGTCAGCCATATCTAATACTTTAACTTCGTTCATATCGTTCATCAATCCTGTTGCAAAGAACAAGTTAGATTTTTGAGCAAGTAACGCAGTGTTAGTAGCAAGACCCGGAGCTAAGAATACTTTAACGCCATCAAAGTAAATGTCATTCAATACTTGGTTAGTTCCTTTGTTGTCATAACCGTTAGCACCTACACCAGCAGCAGCAAAACCACCCAAAGCACGAACGTAAGCTCTATAAATGTTAGAAGAAACATAAAGATACAAATCTTCTTTTCCGTACAATGCAGCAGGAAGGGCATCAATGATAGAACCTAACTCAGCAACTACGTTAGAAGCAGTTACAGAAGTACCAGCGATTTTTTGACCTGCAGGTAAAGAAGCATCAACGTCTAATTGTCTCATGATTCCTGAAAACTCACCAGCAGAAGCGTTGTTACCATCCCAAATAACTAATTCCATTTGTTGAGCAACTTTCTCAGCAGCGTGTGCAATTAAGAAATCAGCAAAAGACTTAGGCAATACGTCAAACGCTGAATAACCCATTTGGATAGCATCCCAATCTGAACGAAAGTCAGACTTACATAATTGTAAGTTAACTTGGAATGACTCAGGTTGAAGAACTCTCTCTGTTAAAGTCAAAGTTGAAGTTGGGTCAAAATCACAAGTTGCATTTTTAACGATTCCGTCAGTAGCTACTCTTTTGATAACTTGCTTGTACTTAACGTTAGGCATAATAGTAATTCCGCCTTTTTCTAAAGTTGGAGACGACAATAAAGCCGCCGCAATGTACTTACCTGCGAATTCACCAGCGTAAGTAGTTGTAATTGAAGTTGTTGTTGCCATTTTTGTAAAATGTATTTAAAAATTAATATTACTTATTTAGTTTTTCTAAGATTGAATCCATAATTGAACGCTCTCTTTTAGACGCGATTCTTACAGTCTCAACTTTATTTTCGTTTTCTGGATTGAAAGAAATTGGTTTAACTTCTTCGTCAGATGAAAGTGTTACTTCTTCTTTAACCTCTTTTAATTTGCTTAATTCAGCTTTTAAAGTTTCGTTTTCTTCTTTTAGTTTTTCTATTTCAGAAAAGAAAGTTTCTTTAACTACGCTTTCAATAGTTTTCTTAGCAGTTGGCTTTTCAGTTTCCATTTCTTCCTTTTTCTCGGTTTCAACTTCTACTTCAACTTCAGGCTCTTCCATTTCTTTTTCTTTAACTTCAGCAATCATTCCTTCTTCTACTACGATTAACATACGTCCATCTTCGAACTCATACTCACCTACTGGCAAAGGAATTTTTTGTTCGTCTTCTGTTACGATAAACACTTCGTTACCTGCTTCGAATGAATCAGCTTCTAAGATAGTTACTCCATCCATTAATTTCATTTGCTCAAGTTTTACTTCCATTCCGAGCAAAGTTTTGATTTGGTTTATTAGGCTATTTTTCATTTTTATTTTTTTTATAAATTTTTAATTCTTGCAACCATTGTAGGCACTTCTCTTGATTTTAAATTAATATCCATTAATTTTTTAGCCTCTTTATATTCCGAAAATTTTAAACCTAAATCAGCAAATTGTTTATCAAACGTTCTTGCTAATTCATTACTTCTATCTTTAGAAGCAATAAAATCATTACCTACTTTAATAATACTTGGAGCAATTTTATCTACTTGTTCGTATAAAGCATTAAAATCAGATAATAATTTTTCACTTTTATTCATTTCTTGAACTAAATCATTAATGTTTGCCAATTCAACTTCATGCGAAGCCAACTTAGTTTCCTCTTTAAAAAGTTTTCCGTAAACTGTTTTTAGTGTATTCATAACTTATTAACTTTTGAATTTATACTTGTTCCTTTTTTATCCGTTTTGACGAACGATAGTTCTTACTCCGTTGTTATCGGTTATATTTACTACGTCTGTTCCTGTGCCTGTAGTTTTACCTATTCCTTGTGCCTCTAAACTTCCGTCACAACATTCTTTTCGGTATTTTCCGTCTTTACATAGACAACCTCTTTTGCCACCACGTGGGCTTACTTTACTTAATGTTTTTTCTGCCATTTTGTTTGTTTTTAGTTTATCCTTGACCTCTATTTAATTTAACGTAGTTCTTAGACGTTTTTAGTTTAGATGACCTTTTACAATGTTGCTTAGGTCTTTTCTTTCGTGTTTTTCTAAGAAAGTTATTTACGTTAGTTTGCTTTTTCATTTCTGATTTGTTCTAATTTTCTTTGCGCCCATTCAATACCAGCATCACCACCCCAAGCAAGCCATGCCAATCTTCCGCAGCCATCTCCTAACTCTTTTTGTGAATTTTGTCTATGTCTTTCAAATGAAGCCATGCGTGAAATTGTTTCTTCACTTATGTTTTCGCCATTTGCTAATTGGTTTGCTCGTGCTTTTCCCGTTGCTTCAAGACAATCTCCCCAACCATTTTCTTCAGCATAACGTAAAGCTATCTTAGCGTTTTCACTTGCTTCTTTTGGATAGTCGTTATAAGTTTCTAATTTGTATTGTTCGTCTTTTAGTATCAAATCACGAATAGCTTTTAACAATCTATCTTCTTCAGTTTCTTGTAAACTCATTTCGTATTTATCTACAAAATAACCTTCAATCGAGAATCCTTTTACTTCACCTGCTTTTACCTTATTCCAAATCTCGTCGTTATTGACTTTCATTGAAATCATCCAAGTTCCTTTTGGTAAATTGAAGTTATATAATCGGCTTTTGTCCGTTTTTTCATCTTCAATGATCCAGCTTTCAACAACTGACATTCCGTCTAACATTTTCTTTTCATGTTCTAACGTTGCGTTGTTTTGGTTGGCTCTCATTAAAAATAACTCCGATGCCTTGCGTACTGTTTCTTCACTAAAATAAATATAAAATTCTTTGTCTCCGTTTTTACGATAAATCTGTTTGTTAGGAATTAAAGCAGCACCCATTAAGATACGTTTCTCTCCGTCAACTTCTTTAAGTTCTACTTCGTGTTTTTTTAAGGCTACAAAGTTTTCTTCTATTGCTGGGCTTTCAACAACTGAAACCGCATTGATACCGCTTTCGATTTTATTCTCATCAATAAGCAGTTCTATAATTTCCATCTTTGCCATAATTCTTTAACTTATAATGTTGCGTTTTGTAACCTATTTCTATCTAAACTTTGAGCTGAAGTAACCTCACCACTAACTACATAAGCTTTTGTAGGTTGTTGTTGTAACGTCGCTAATTGGTTTATTCCGCTTGTTCCTATTGTATTAAATTGAGGAGCCATAGCACCACCACCAGCACCTCCGCCTCCACCACTTGGGTTTTGAACTGGAGGAGGACTTCCTCCACCCAACGTTTTTAAAGCTTTTGCTGTTGCCGCAATATTAGCAGCTATTCCGATACCTGTTGATATATTATTCATTGCTATAACTGGCGCAGCTGCTGCTCCACTTGTTGCTATTGCTTGAGGAGTTGCTAAAGCTCCAGCGTTTGCTAACTTATTTGAAATAATCATTTTTGCAATACCTATTGCGCTTTCTGCAATTACTGCTGCTTTTTGAACTCCTTTTTGCTTTTCAAATAAACTCGCTATTAATTGAACGCCTTGTAATGCCGTGTCTAAACCTTGTTGTTGTAACGCTGCTTTTTGTTCTGCTGCTGCCTTAGCTGCTGCAATTTCTTTTTCTGTTGCTTCTTTATCTAAAGCAGCCTTTTTTTCTTTTGCTACCTTGTCATTTTCATAAGCTATGTTTTGATATTTTAAATTAATATCGTTTAGCTCATTCATTTTAGCCAATTCAATTTCTGCAAGTGCGTCTTTATTGCCTTCCGCTAAAGTTTCAAGTTCAAAATATTTGTCATTAACTAATAAAATTTCACGTTCTTGTTCCGTTAAACTATTTTGAAAATTTTGTTCAGCAATATCTTCTAATCTTTTATTAAGTTCGTTTTGTTGTTCAATTGCTAAACGTGCTGCTTCTGCGTTTGCGTTTTTTATTAAATCGTTTTTTTCTTTATTAGCGTCTATTGTTTTTTGAGAATTTGTTTTGTCTATTTGTTGAACTGCTAAAACATAACCAGCTCTTTTATTTTTTAAATCCGTTAATTGCTTTTGTGTTTCTTCTTGTAACTTAATACCATCCTCCTTTACTTGCTCAGGGTCAAATAATAATTTAGCGCCCTTTTCCGCCATTGAGTCAAAGAACTTATTAGCTTCTTTTAATGGTTCTAAATCAATTAATTTACCACCACCTAACGCTTCACTCACATAATTAGCACCTTTAATTAAAAGGTCAATTTGTGCTATCATTGCCGTTACAGGAATTAAAGCAATCTTAGTAATTGCTGCAATAACCTTTTTAGCTATTTCAAAGTTTCTAATTGTTGCTTCTTCTTGAGCTTTAGCCGTAATTTGATTTTGCTTTATTTGTTCTTCTGTAGCAGCTATAACTAAATCTATTTGCTTAATTTTAAGTTGTAAAATTTGCTTTTCACTTAAACCTTGTAACTTTAAAATGTTGTCTTGAGAATCTAACGCCGTTAATTTTTCGTTTTCAATAGTTACATTCTTTTCCGCCTTTTTGTTTAACGCTTCTTGTTCATCACTTACACCGCTAACAGCTTCTTTAATATCATCCCAATATGCTACAATACTTCCTAACGCAATAACTAAAAGACCAATACCAGTAGCAGCTATTCCTGTTCTAATTCCTTTTAAGGCAGTCATAGCCGTAGTGCCTAACGCTTTAAAACTACTACCTGCCTCTTTCAGCCCTTGTATTCCTTGACTAATAGCCATAACAGACTGTAGCTTAACCATTGTTTCTTGGAGCTTACTTGATTCAACACCAAATAATGCAGCAGCACCTTCAGCAACCTCAAAACCTGAAGCAACACCCCCAACAGCACCTAATAACTTTTGATTCATAGTTGTAGCAGAAGCGTCCACAACCATGTCGGTTTGCATTTGAACTTTTCGATAACCCGAAACAGCTTGTAATAAATCGTTATATTCCTTAGTTCCTTGTTTACCAGCTAAAGCTAATTCATATAAACGGTCTTCTGCTTCACCCATTCTTGTAGTAAGCGGTTGAAGTTCGCCATAGACTTGCTCAAATGAAGCGTTTAAATCTGTTGCACTTTTGCTTAATGAATCGTAAGCAAGTGTTAATTTGCTTAATTCTTGGCGTGCTTTGTCTGCTTCTTCGCTATTGTCTCCGAATTCCTTACTTAAGTCCTCTACTTCTTGAGTAGTTTTTTGAATAGATTTGCGTAAGTTATCAAATTCACTTTGAACATCTTTGTTGTTCGTCTTTACGTTTAATTCAACGGTTCTTATTTCTGCCATTGTACTTTCGTTTCTGCTGTTTATAAATCTTTTTTAGGTTCGAACTGTATTCGTGTTTTCCTTTAGCTATATCGACAATCTCACTTACATTAAAGAAATCATCTGTTTTTAAAAGTTCTAATATCTGTAATATCATTGTTGTACTATTATTGTATTTGTTGCGCTTATATTCCCATTAATATCAGTATATGTAGCTACTATTGTTATAACTTGAACGGAGCTTTCTTCAGTAATTAAATATAAACCAGTTTCTGTAATTATTGGGTCTGTATTTTCGGCTAATATTCTTGATGTTGTATTCGTATTTGCGGGAATACAAACCTCCACTATCTGATTTTGATAAATCGTACTTGGAGTTATTGTAACACCCGGGAAAGAACTTGTTATTGTAGCACTTGCAGTACCGTTTGGAAAAGGTATATTAACATCTAAACATTGAGCGTTAGGGTCAGGGTTAATTGGGTCTTGAGCAATTAAAGGTCTGAAGTCTAAATATAAACTGAAATTTACTTCACCAGTTGTAAGGTTACTTTTCATTTCGTTTATAATATATCTCTTATCTCGAATAATAACCCTATCGTTCAATCTAAGGTTACTTAAAAGGCTAATTGGTAAAATCGTCTTAACGTTAATTAAACGTTGTTTTAAATCGAATAAATTACTTAAGTAAGGAAAATAATAAGTAGCGTATAATCCGTTGTTTATAGTTTCTAAATGAATTATTGAATTGTCAGCTCCAAAGTTTAAACTATATTTCGTGTTTTGGTAACTTAAATCTTGCCCGAATAAAGCGTAAGTGTCAATATTTTGATGCGTAGTACCATCGTAGAATCTTATATCATGCGGTAAAGATTGACTGGTTCCATAAAAATAAAACAAACAAGGCTTTGGAGTGTAAGCTTGATAATTTTCATTAAGCGCATACCCTAATATCGCATAATTAGTTCCATCTGTTGAACGTGCAAATAATAAATTTTCAAATGGGCTTTCTATTACATACTCGCCTCCATCATAATCGAATTGATATTCTAAGTTCCCGTATTGCTGATTATAAGTTTTAAAGTAATTCTTATTTACAAATGATTCGCTTTCTTGATATTTAAACTTTATTCTTTTAAATAATTTAACTCGTTCAATATCTATTGAGTCTAAATCCGTATATTCGGTTATATCTACAATAGCTCCTTGACTATACCATATATCTAAAGGCAAAACTTGATAAACATTTTCTTCTACGCCTACGCAAGTCATATTGAAATCTAATAAAACACCACGTAAGAAATCCTCAACTTTCATATCAGGAACAACGTTATTTAAATTCACATTACCTGTTAATGTTGTTTGAATTGTACTTATTTGTGCTATATTATTTAATCCTTGATTACTTGTTATTTGATAAATAATATTTAAATCAACATTCATAGGTGCTGTTGCTCTTAACTTAAACGTTAATTTAGTATCTAAACCAATGGTGTTTTGAAAAGATACGTTTCCGAAATTGCCAGTAGTATCTCCAGTTATTGTTTGATTATAATTACCATCTTGAAAAACATCAATATAAAAAGTCCCTGCCGCCGATAAATTTAGAACCTCAAAATACACTGTATGAGTTTGAGTTGGTATCGGTGCGTATTTTATATTTATGTAATCTTGGTAAATATTTACATATTCAAGTGAAGAAGGGTCAGGAATATTAGGGTCTGCAATAACAGTTGCTATAATTTGGTCTATTACAATATCTGATTGTTCACTTACCCAAGTATATTGATTCGTGTTTTTGCCCCATAAAAATAACCTTCTAAATCTTTGGTCATTAAAAAAAGAACTCTGAAACGTTATTCCGTATTTATCCTCAATAGCTTCAAATATCTTACTTACTTTAATTGCAGGAAAAAGCTCATCGTATTGAATAGCGTGTGTATTTTGTGTTATATCCTGCGTCCCGTGATGATATTCCCATAACCGCGTATTAGCGATTAACGGATAGCGAACATCGTAATCTGTTGCCGTGTCAGTTATTCTATCGTATATTTCAGTTCCATCAAAAGCAAATTCTAAACTACTAAAATCTAAATCTTTTAATTTATCCTCTCCGAACTTATCTTTTAACGCAAGTATATCGCCATAAAAAGTTATAGTGTAACTTTCTACTTGCCCATTTTTTAGATTAGACTTTTCAAGTTGTATCTTACCACGTCTAAAAAAAGTAAGGTCTATTTCTATAAATGCTGAACGCCTTATGTTAGGGTCTATTGTTGGGTTTACATCCGATTGATAAAAGTGTTCAAATATCTCGTTGTTATGAGGAGTAGCAGGAACGGTAAAGCTTTGCGAAAAGTCAGTGAATACTTTTGATATATCCGAAATGTTTTGAACGCTTGAAGTAACGTTTATTTGTTCGTCGTTGAATAGTTCTAATTGAACACCCTCTATAAATATTCCTACTACTCGATTCATATTACATTGTTAATTGCATTGTAAGCAAATTCAAACTCCATTTGGTAGTTAATCATTTTCGTGTTTATGCTTTTGAATAACTCCGTGCTTTGCGTGTTTAATTTTACTGGCAAAGAGTTTAATAATATCCTTTCGCTCAACATTAACTGCTTAACTATTTCTTTAAAGTCTTCATTTACCCAATCGGTATTTACCTTAATCGTCTTTTTGCCGTTTACGTTAAATGACTTTCTTTGACCTACTAAAGTGTCATAATCAGGAAAAGCTCCTTGCATTAAATTATAATCCGTCTTTTCAATGTTTAACGTGTCATTTGAGGCACCGAAAAACCAAGTTCTTTGCCAACCTCCATACTTGTTTACAAAGTCGCATACAATAGGCGTATACTTACAATTTAGATAAGGCTCAAAATATCCAGTATATAAAACAACACCTGACAAAACATAGTATATTTCTAATTTGTTTCCATCTGCATAATAAGATTGATGAACTTTACGAACATCAATTACTGAACTATTACTTATTGATTGAACTTGAGTTGCTCCAGTTCTTAAATTAGTCCATCTTGCGCTTACTGCTGTTAATGTTGTAGCTACTGTTATAAAATTACTTCTATAATCCGTGTTTGTGCTTGGGTCTTCGTTAGCGTCGTAAGCATAAAAGAAAGTCCCTTCATCATGTAAAATATCGTAGCTTAAAGTTGGGTTATAACCTTGCTCATAATATCCGAATCCGTCAAATGCTTTATAAGTCGTAGTATCTAATAAAGTGTAAGTTGTGCCGTCTAATTTATAACGTTTTACTTGTACGTTACACCATTGAGCAGTCGGAGTAGTTGTATTGTTATTCCAGTTAGTTTGACGTTCATCAAAATTTAGGTATTCACGAATGTAAGGTGAAATATTATAATACGTGTTTACGTTGTTTGAAGCTGGAATTAATTTGCTAAGTGTATATTGAGGGTCTGTTGGAGCTGAACCCGTGCCATTCCAAATTCTTAACTCTACCTTTGAACCTTCTTGACCGCTTTCGGCTATTGTTACTATAAAAGGTGAACGTGCAAAAATACTCATTTTATATTTTTTAAGTTTTGATTTAATATTGAATTTAAAAGCGTTTCAGCGTCTAATCCGTATTTATCTATTAAGACATCAGGAAGTTTCTTAAATGCTTTCTCAAATGGCTTAGTAAAGAATAAAGAAGGTTTGATTCCGTATTTAAATATGCTTTTAGCTATTGCAAATTGTAATCCTTTTCTTGACTGAAATTTACCTGCTACATTTCGCGGTGCGATTCCTTTACGAACTATCCACTTATCCAATTTACTTGGAGGCGGCATTTTAGATTTATAGCTGTATTCTGTATTGTATTTTTTAAACTTACCAGAAACCCCTTTATCCTGAAAGTTCCCGTAGGCTTCCATGTCAAAATAAATACCTATTGAGTTAGGGAATTCTTTAACTTCACCTTGTATTGATTCGGCTAATTTACCGGACGAGTTTTTATTTTGGCGTTTAAGTTCTGCTTTTGCTTCCTTAACAACCTCATCTCTGAATTTCTCTAAAGCTTTTAGAACTTCACTCATTAGCAAATTGTCATTGAGTTAGGAACTAAAATATCTAAGGTCATTGTCCAACCTGCTAAATAGTTTTCAAAGCGTTCTGCAAATGGTTCTACTGTTGCGTTGCCATCTACCATAAAATTGTCACTGAATAAGTCTCCACGTCTTAAACTTTCGTAAAGTCTATTTTGAACTGCAAACATTGTATTTAAAACGTCTTGTTCGTTATTATCTCCAATAAATATATTCGTGTTTTCGTTCTTTGAAATGTCAACTATATCCATACATAAAATAGATACGTTAAAACGAATTACATTATTTTCGATTGTGCTGTTGTTTACAATTATATGAGCTAAAGGAAAAATTGTTTGTTTAGATAAATCAACTGCAAATATGTCGCCTTCAGTAACCGTGTTTATAAAAGCATCGTTGTCGAAGTGTCCTTTTAAAGTGTCAAGTAAATTATAGTAATTACCCATGTCTCATTTTTCTTTTTAATTCGTTATTCTCTATTTCAGTTCTTTGTCTTTCGTAAGTAAGGTAGGTAAGGCACTTGCGAATTCCCAATTTGGTAACTTCATCAAACTTTGTAACATCTCCTTTAGCGAGTGCATAGATTGAATTATACCATCCCCATTGCTTGTTGAACTGAGCCCGTTCTGAATAGTCGTTTGTAGCTCCTTGTTCTTCATCATCTCCTGCTCCAAAGAGGTAAGCGAAGCTTGAACTAAGTCGTTTCCTAAATGATAAAAAAAAACCGAAGCAGCCATTGCAATATCTAACGGAGCATATTTCATTAGTTCGGCAAATTCATCCGTTCCTGAGTAACCCATTATGCTGTAAGTGTCTTTCGTTTTTTTGGTTATCGGTCTGTATAAAACCGCCATTGCTTTATGGAATGTTTCAACCTTGCCGATATTATGGTCTAAGTCTACATATTCACCGAAGCTCATATCTTCTAAGTTAGGAATGAAACCGAATTCAATGTCTTTAATTTTAAACGTTGTTTTGAACTCCGTCTTTTGCTGGAATAACTGATTAAAATGGTTCGCTAACCCAACAACATCACTCCATTTAATCTTTAATACGTCACGCATATTTAAACCGCAGAAAATCTCAATAGACTTTTGTGCTATTAGTTCTTCGTCATTTGAACCTTCAACAAGTTTTATAAACTTTTGATAGCTCATTAATGGAATTTCACTTAAACTTGTAGGAATTACTATTTCCGTTGTCATAATTATTTAACTTTATATTTGGTAATTGTAGTAAGCTAAGGCAATATCAAACGCTTTTGCTAACATTTGAGTATGCATTCGTATTTTCATAGGGTCGTCAAACACTATCCGAACCCTAATACCTTTCTTTTCTTGGATATATTTCTCAACTATGCGCACCATCATCGGTAGGTCATCTGTCATTTGTGTGAATTAATGAATAAAATACTGACCATAATGAGGATTAACACCTAAAACTTCCATTTCATGATAACGTGCTGCGTCTATTGAGTGGTTATTGAAATCAATAGGCTTATTAAGACGAACGCCTGTTTTATCAGTGTCCCAAATGTAGCCACGTAGTTCTTTGATTAGGTTAGTGCTATTTGACGTTACTAAATATTCTTGGCTTTGCATTATCTGAATACCGAAGTTAATTGAGTCTTTGCCTTTTGTAACTCCTTTAATCGTCTTTCCGTAGCGTCTTATTTCTTCTATTGACTTAGGCTCTGAGCTATCCGCATATATCGGAACGTTATCAGGAAGTATTTTAGCTATGTCGCTGTTTATCATTCCTGTACGGTAAACAAGTTCATTAAGTATTCTTTGTCCATTCCATGTATAAACTTCAACTGCTGCCGTTGGGTCGTTCGTGTAACCAAAGTCTAATCCTATTCCTATTAATCGCGCATCACTTGGAACTTTATCTATTTGCTTCCAGTTGCTGAATATAACGCCTTCTAACATTCCTATTTCACCTAAACCATATACACGCCACCAATTAGCCCAATACGTGCTTGTAGAGGCTTTCTCGCGATTCTTTTCTATTTGTTCGACTATAGAGTTATCTAAGGCTTCGTTGTCCTTGTAGGTAAGAATTATAAAGTCAGCATCGGGTTCGTCTTTTAGTTCGGTATGCACCCAAAACTCATTTGCCGGGTTGAAGTCTAAAAATACTTCTTTTTTAGTCCGTATAGCAAGTTCATTATAAGATTCAAAGGTAACATTATTGCACTCGTTAATATATAGAATATCACGGCGAGCACCACGTAACTTACTACTATCATCCGCAGAAAAAAACTCAAAAACACTTCCATTTTTAAAGTTATAAGTTAATAAAGATTTGTTGAACTGTTCATCGTTAAATCGATTAGTCCATTTAAGTATTTTAAGAAAATCTTTTAACGCACCCCTACGAAGATGAGGTATTGATTCAGCAACTACGCTTATTTCAAGTCCTGCTATTCTTGTTGCTTTATCTATGAGT